CAATAAAATCAAACGGCACGTCCTCGTGGAATAAATCATTCCAGATCGCAAAGACTTTCGGCTTGCGCGTGTTGAAACGTTTCAGGCGGTCGGGATTACATTTAATACGTCCGTCAAATCTTCCGTTTTTATCGGTATAATTAGTTACACTTAAATCAACTTTCCCATCAAAACAGATTCCGCGGCGAAATCTATGCGCCATTGCCGCCGACCAGCAATTACGGCAACCATCGGAAACCGGCGTACATCCATCGACAAGCTGAATTCCTTCATCCCAATAACGACCTTTGCTAATGTCAATCATTTTACCCTCTCCCATAACTCTCTGCAAATCCCTCTGCCTCGTTTGGCGATGGAATAAAGCAGTTATGTTCCTTGATTGCCCAACGGCGAATTTTCTCCAGATAGTCCTCAAATTCGACTGTATTTAATTTTTTCGTGCTTCTCATTGTTTTCAGTCCTTTGTCCTCGTGAATCCGCAGGAACAATAATTTTAATCCGTCGTGAACTTCTTCGGCTTCGTAGGTTTCATATCCAAAATAGTCTCGCAATATTTCAACGACAACGCCCCAGTAATATGAATTCTGATCAAGACTCCGCTGGCTCTTTTCTTTTTTAAGAGTGAGTTCAATCCGTTTGTTTTCAAGTTTTGATAGTTGCACAAGGTATCTGGATGGCGTATCCAGGATCAATTTGCCTTTAACTATCTGTCCGTGAAATATGGGCGTTGCCATGATTTATACCTTCTTGAATAGAGGTTGCACGTTGTCAATCACTATGGCCGGTTCAAATAACCGCCCTTGATTCATGTGTCTTTCAAGTCTGTCTTTTGCTGCATTAAAGTAATCAGCGTCTATCTCATACCCTGTAAAATCAAATCCCATCTCATAGGCTGCGATTGCCGATGAACCGCTGCCGAGGTGCGTATCCAGTATCTTGTCGCCCGGCTTGGCATAGTTTTTCAGCAGCCATTCGTAGAGGCGGACGGGCTTTTGGGTAGGGTGGATTTTGCCTCCTGTTCTGTTGTCATATCTGAAAAGTTTTGCTGGATAATCGAAAGAAGTCCATGCTAATTCAATTTGTGAGAAATTTTCCCACGGCTGAACCTTATCCCAACAAATTACGCCCCTTGTCCGAGGCAATTCAAAATAATTCATTCCCCAAATAATTTGATTTTTAGATACCCTAAAAAGTTCATTAAAATAATTTTCATCAAGAGGAATTTCATCAAAACTCGAATTTAATAATTGGATTGCTCTATTTTTCAACTTACCAGAACCTTTTTTCAATCTTCCGGCATGAATACTATCTCCGCCAATATTATACGGCGGATCGACAATCGCCAGATTGTATTGATGATCTTTCATCCGCGCCATTGCCACCATACAGTCCTCATTAAATAACCTTATTTCAGGAGGCATTGGCTTTTCTCCCGCGTCCTGCTCCCTTGAAATTAAGATGCTTTTTGTCATATTTCCAATGGCAAGACCGGCACATCCTTTTATAATCATCTGGGTCATTGAGTTTCCCTGATAGGTTCGCCCAATCATAGGTTTTTTGAGGGTCGGTTGTTCCGCAAACTTCGCAAAATTGAGGCTTCCCCTTCAATGTCTGAATACGGAAATGGAAGGCTGCATAACCCACATCATCGCCCTTCCAATTATCGCTTAAACATCCTCCGGGAGTTCTTGGAATCGGTGGTCTGCATTTTATCCCGTTTTCCTTCAGGACGCGCATGATAACTTTTTGCGTGAATCCTAATTCTTGACCAACTTCTTTTTGAGTCATTCCGCCTTGATAAAGAGAAATTGTCTTGTCAATGTCCGGGTGTTGTTTGATGAATCTGTTTGCCATGCCATATCTCCTTTTTGCTTTGGTTTATAGCATAGAGGGATTAGCTTGTCAATCCCTTATTTACGCCTTGTCGGGCATGTTCTTCATAGCTTCCATGCAGTCACCGTGATAAATCATTAAGTCACCTTAGGTTTTTAACCTACTCACCATCCTCCAATGATGAGCATGGTAAAAACTTAAACTACTTTTGGCCAACTCGGACATCCGTTCCGCTTTTCGCATTTAGTGCATTGCTTTTCAGTGTAGATTGTTTCTGGATTGTCAGGGCAGGGGGCTGCTGCCATCTTCGGGGCTTCCTCTGCGCCTTTGACCTTTGCGTTTTTTATTTTATCCTTGAGCCCTTCGCTGGCATCCGTTTTTGTTTCCTCTTTGTCTGCCAGGACTTCAAACCAATCTGCAACGGAACTCATGCCATCCTTGATGCTATTATAGACCTTGCGAAGCTGGACAAGTTGAGCTGCCGTTATCGTGTCAAGGTGCCGCTGGATACGCTTTTCAATCTGTTCTTTAGTGACATGATAATTCGAGAATGCCTCAATAAGTTTCTTTAAAGCCTCCGGGGATGTGTCGGCCTTTGCTTTTAATGTTTCTTCGCACTGCGTCACCGCTGCATCAATAACGTCGCCTGGAATGATGCCAAGAATACATGCCCTCAGTCTTCGCGCTCCCTGATTTGCCGTCAGTTCGTAAATGTCGCGGGGATCTTCAAGTTTATAGTTTCCTTTTTTCGTGTGGCGTTCGTGCTTGACCTGGAATGTTTTTACCTGCCTGACGTTCGTTTCCATATCCCAACAAAACGATTCAACCGTACTCTCTCCGTTCCGCTGTTCGAGTTCCTTTATGCCAAATTGAAGATTTGACCAGTTCTGAGCAATAGCTTCGGCCAACCGGATAGAGGGGCCGGTGATCTCCGTCCCGCCGCGGCTATATGAATAAAGAGATTGCTCCGCGAGACCGGGCCGCTGGCAGGCGATATTGATCCTGTCCATACAGTCAATTTGATTCCGGGGAAATTTCTTTGCCAGAATGATTGCGCCTTGAACTTCAGAAATTGCGCGTTGCTGTTCAACTTCGACAAGGGCTGTGGTTTGATTTGGCCTGGTGGCCACTGGCACGTTTTCTATGTTCATGATGTTTCTCCTTTACTTTAAAAGAAAGCGCTTTGTTGGTGCGCCGATTTTAAGATATTTTTGATACACTTCCGGCAACTCTTTTTCGATAGACTTAGAATCAAGAGTTTTCCGGCCTGCTGACAATTTATAGGTAACGAGAGCATTCCCGCTTAAATCAACCAAAGAATCTCCTTGCTCTCCCAGGGTAATGATCAGTTTACCCCGTAAATCTTCTTCTTTGGCCTCTAGGTCACTTATTGTTGCCCGGACGGTCTTGAGGTCGAGGATGTTCTTGATCGCTTCTTCTTCGGCAAACACGGTACCCTCTATCTTATTTCTGCCGAACCTTGCAACTGCATCAGCATAAGAAACCGGATCGGGTGGATTGCCGTCACATACCCGCTCCCAAAACGCGGCCGCGGCATCAATGATCATTCCCGCAATTTCTTTATCTGCCGACACTTCATAAAGTTCTGGACTTCCACCGCCGGCAGAAACCGGAACATCCGTTACTTCAAACCCGGTTACGATCATGTAATGATGGCACTGGACGGCGTAATAATCAGGGATTTCATTCGTTCCCGGTTCGCCCCATCCCTTGCTTGATCTGGTCGTTTTAATCTCGACCACGCGCCGATCATCGGTAAAACCATCTAGCGAGGCCAGCATAAACGGATATTTTTCGTGATACATGATTTTATCGGGGAGTCTTACGCTGCGGCCTGTCGTATCACTGTACCATTGGCGGATAGCAGGCTCCATGCGTTTGCCCCAGTCAGTTGCATTATTCCCTTCCCAATCTTCAACCTCCTTTCTTTTTTCCTGATAAACCTGATATGCGGTCTTCCAGGGACTTATCCCTAAGATTGCAGCCATATCACTGCCTCCAATTCCCTTTCTGCGCTCCTCTAACCATTGAGTTTTTTCCATTTCTTCCTCCTTAAATTAGTTTGTAAATAAACAATCCTTCCCGAATCCTTGTAGCCTTTACGTCCATCAAATAAGGTTTGAGCTTCTCCCTAATGTCGCTTATCCTTCGTGAGTAGCAGGGGATGTTCATTCCGCGTGGATCATAAATCTCCGCATTGGTAAGTGGCGCCACAAGCAGGCGCTCATAAATCCGGCATGCCTGGGCACCCGTCTTTTTGAACAGCTCATGCGGCGCTGGTTTGTTAAATGATAGGCTGGTCTGCATTCTTAACCTTCTTAATTGGATTACCGTGTAAATGTTCACCCGGTATTAATGCTTTAAAAAACTTCTTCCTTACCTTCGGCTCCGTCGGAATAAGCAAGCGGACGATGAATAATATTAGTTTCTGCTTCATACTACCTCCTTTATCCCGTTTATTTTTATGTATCGTTCGTTGATTTCAGTAATAGTTTTCAAGCAAAAAGTTGCCATACCCGCTCCCAACTCTTTTTCTTCTCGTTCCTTTGCTTCCCGGTCATAACTCTCAATCATTTTTTCTCGCGCGTACTCACTTGTTAAATAGTTAAAGTCGGCGTTCATTGATATTCTTTAATCTCTAATTTTTGATAAATATGTTTCATTGTTGGATTGAGAGCAACTGTCCCGCCGAAAATTTTATTATTTGCTTCATATTCTTCTTTCAGCATCCCCAGTGTTTCCAAACACTCTCCTTTGTTTCTATTTTTTGACATAACATCGTAAATCGTTGCGTGTTTGTTATTCACGAAAAGATGTCCGCTTACTCCTTTATGAGTAAACTTAAATAAATCCATTCCCATTACTTTTACTTCTTCTATAAACATCTCTTCCTCCTTTTATTGGTCAGACAGGGGCGTTACGTTTCACCCATCATGGGTTAGTTTGTTTAATCCTCCCCTGCCTTCCCTGATTTATAATTGTTAGTCGTTTATATTTCACCAGTATTTCGCTGGTGTAAATTCTATGTAAAAATGATCCAGTAATCCCCTCAACGGTAATTTCAAGACAGTCCTTCCCTTTTTCTTTGCCTTCTGTTTTTGTGATTTCCATTCGTTCTCCTGTTTCAGGATTAACCAGTAACGCAGTATCTAAAAATTTCATTTCTTTTTCGTTCATCGTATCCTCCAATTATCTACAATCAGTGCAACCACATCTAAAATCTCCCTTATAATCTTGGTAACACTCTACTGTGTGACATCCCGCCGTTGGACAATTAAAAAAATAATTCCACCAACCCAATAACGATAAAATAATTAGAACTATAATTATTATATTCTTCATAACTTTCCTTTTTAGTTGCGGCGACTGGTTGATTTGCGGCAGCACCCTCTAAGCGATTTAATACAAGCTCCTCCAAGCCCTGTTTTATTTTCACCGCAAGTGCGTACACCGCAGTTAAAAGATCGCCTCCTCATTTTAAAATCACCTTTTCACCTTTTTGGTTGTAGAAATACGCTTTCCCGTCGGCCTCGTAGACGACGATGCCCGTGTTTACCTTGCCGTGTTTCTGCCGCAACTTTTGGAAGGTCTGCTCATCGTGCATGGCAATCTTCACCCTCTCTAACCGTGGCTGCGGAGAAAAGAAAACCCAAAGTATAACGCCGACAAAGACAAACAACAGGCCGAACAAGAACAATATCCAACCTTTGTTCAAAATTCGGACTGGCCGGCACTTATAAAACTCTGTCGGTATTTGAGGTTTCATTTTTCACCTACCTTTTCTTCGCTGCCCTTCCATACAAACTCAGTCAAGGGTCTATGTTCTCGGCAATAACAACAAAAAGTACCATCATAGAATTCAGGATCACGGGCGTAGGTTTCAGCTAAAGCCAATCCCATTGTTGTATCTCTATGACACGTTAAATGCGTATAAGTTCGGCGAACAGGACGGACAAAACCTTTATGTCGTTCTTCTTCGCTGAGAACTATGTAATCTTCTTGCTGTCCAGTGGCAGGATTGATTTTTCGATGGTTGGCAATCACGGGAGAACCATCTGTTAATACCACCTTGCTTCGATCTACTGGAGGTATTTTGTTTTCTGCCGTTTGTTCTCCTCTTTTTCTGACGAGATTCTCATATTTTCGGATAGTCTCACGGAAGTTTGTCAAGACCGCATCCACTTCGGAGACGAGGTAGTAGTCGCCGTCTGAATCAGGATACATACTTCCAGAATAGGCACTTTCATATTTCTGCATCACATCCTCCATTATTTCTGTTCGTTTTGTCTGTGTTCTTTCAACTCTCCAAGGTGCTTTTGTATTTTCCATGTTTCCTCTTGTTGATCGTGCTGGTGGTCATGGATTGCTAAAGAGTTGAGACACATGACCTTTGTGGATACTCTCCAAGCCTATCGCACCAGCACTTTCAATGGCCTCCCTCCAGGTTTATTTTTACGCAATAATCGGGATCTCCGGCAGCTTGTCTTGTAACCATGCCGCGATTCCCTTGACCGCTTCAATCTTCCACTGCTTATTATCCGCTTCCCACAGGCCACAGGCTGGGGCCTGGCCTTCCTGTTTTTTCATTCTGAAAACAAAAAGACTTTCCGGCTGATCGATTTCGGGGAAGGTTCTATAAGGTTTAAGTGTGACCGGATTAGGAACCGGCACCGTAGTCACCATTGAAATACTTGATTTAGCTGTAACGGCCTGAGTTATGCCGTCGTCTGCAAATTCCTTTA